TCGCCAAGATTGGGACGTTTGATGAGGTGGCACGCAACACGGACCCTGGTGTTGCTAATGTTGTACTTAACACACCGTATAAAACCCTCAACGTTGATAAGGTTGGGACGTTTGATGAATCTGCGCGTAATACCGATCCAGGTGTTGCTAATGTCATTCTGGATGTGGATTACACAATTCTTAATGAAGAAAAGACTGGAATATTTGATGAAGCTACAAGGAACACGGACCCTGGTGTTGCCAATGTTCTGGAGGATACCCTATATAAGATTTTGGGTGTTGGTTATGTGGGCACGCTGGCACCGGAAGGCACACCGCCAACGATACCAACCATTGCGATAACAGATAATGGTGACGGTACCGGTGCGGTTGCTGCCATCACAGGGGCAGACGACGGCACTACAAATTATGTGTATGTGTTCCCCGCCGGTGGTGCCGGTTGGGTACTGGCCGCTACTTTGACGGGCAATGGTTCCGTTAGTATGACATTTGACCCAAAAACATATTGGGCATATGTAAAATCTACGAATGATAGCGGTAACGCCAGTGCGGCCCCCGTTCGTTTTTCTGTTACTTCCGGGGCGGATGGCTTGGATTATTCCCCCGCTATGGTATTGTTTGAATACTTGACGGATGCAGCTATATTTACCAATCCGGTGTATGAAACAACGTGGCCTTTATACATATCAAATCTCCCCGACGGCAAGGGGGCCGTTGATGATTGCGCCGCCATATACGATACCTCAGGGCTGGTCAATGGTAGGATTTCCTCCGGCGAAAACATCATCAAATATGGGATTCAGATAAGGGTGCGTGCGAAGGAATATACAGACGGATGGGATAAGGGGCAGGAGCTGGTCAAATTTTTTGAGAGTGGTGCGTTTGAGGTTGAGATGCCGGACGGGGTGGCGTATGAAGTTCTTAACATGCACCAAACTACGCCATACGCGGCAACAGGGGTTGAGGAGGGTAGTAAAAGACGGATGTTGTTTTCGGTTAATTTTCTAGTGACTATAAAGGAGAAATAAAATGGGGAGTGTTGTTGCGACAATGGCGAAAACTATGGCTTTGGGTGGCGTTGCTTTTAACGAAAACCCGGGGAGCACTGTGACGGGTGATGCTATGATTGTCCATAGCCTTTCCGTCGGGGTTACCACCAGTGCTGACGGGACGCTTACCACACGTACGTCTGATACGGCCGGTACGCTTACTATGGATGATTCCGGCCATGGTATTGAGACGGGTGATAGGCTGGATATTTATTGGACTGGTGGCGTCGCTTACGGCGCGACAGTAGGTGTTGTATCCGGCGCAAGTGTTCCGTTTACACTTGCGGAAGGTGATGTCCTCCCCAGTGCGCTTACGGATGTAACTGCTTTTGTCCCGGTGGAACTTGATATTGGGGTGTTGGGGACAAATGTGGTTGCAATTATCCTGCATACTACGATCCATGGTATGTTCGTGTTTGACGATGCTGGCGGGATTGAGTTGGCAAAAGAACTCGGCGATGGTGTTACTTGGTCCTGGCGGGAGGATAATGGTGAGGCTAACCCAATTACGGGGGATACAATTACCAAGGTGTATGTATCCCATGATGGGGATGCGGCGGCAACGATGAAGGTGGGAATTCTGTACGATAACTAATTCCTGATTTTTTGAAAAGGAGAATCAAAATGGCGAGAATGGATAGTGGTTTTGCGGTTGTAATTTCGTTTGCATCCAACCCCACGATTAAATTGTACCAAAAGGATGTGACACCGCCTGGTATTGATGGCGGCGGTGTGATTGACACCACCACTAAAGAGAACACAACGTGGCGGACGGCGTATGTGAAGGCGCTTATGTCTATGACTGAGGGGTCTTTGACGGCGGCATACGATCCGGCGGTGTATTCAGAAATCATTGCGATGATTAATGTCAATCAGCTTATCACCGTTACGTTCCCTGATGCCGCCACCGTTGTATTTTACGGTGCGTTGACGACGTTTGAGCCGTCCTCGACGTCACAGGAAGACGATGAGCAGCCTACCGCCGATTGCACGATTTCGCCTACGCTCCAGGATGCGACGGGGGCGGAAACGGCCCCGGTTATTGGATAGTTTTTGATGTCTAGAGGGAAGAAGGAGAAGGTAATGGAAACACTGAGCTTTGATTTGAAAATGATGCGAAAGCCGGTTATGTTGAAAGACGAAAACGGTAAGGACACGGAGTATGTGCTCCAGGAAATCACGGGGAAGGACAGGGATGAATATTTGACGTTTATGGCTGGACAGAAAAGGTATGACAACGGTCAAGAGGCCGGGTGGAAATCTTTCGCCAATGTCCAGGCACGTCTCATCCATCTCTGTCTTTTCACACCGGACATGAAAAACGTGGACATAGCCAAGATCCAAATGTGGCCCGCCCGCGTACAGAATGGGCTTTATGAAGCCGCCTCCAAATTGTCGGGGCTTGATAAAGAGGCTGAGGTTGCAGCAAAAAACGGGTAAAGGGGGAACGGCTTTTATGGTTCAAACTTGCAGACCGGCTGCATATGCCATTACAAGAACTCCAGATGAAAACCACGAGTACAGAGTTTTTAGAATGGTTGGTTTATTTGGAAAAAGACCTGAATGCCTTCCACCGGGAGGATTGTTACCTGGCACAGATCGCAGCGGAGGTGCGCCGGGGTAACACTAAGACACCGAAGCGGGTTAAGGACAAAGATTTCATTTTGAAGTTTAAAATGAAACGTTCCCCGACTAAGGAGAATATAAAGAAGTTCTGCGAAGAAGCAAAAATGTTTTGGTATGGGTTGTTGGGGATAAAGGGGAAATAAGATGTATACACTGGACTTGGGAAATCTTATTACCCATCTGACATTGGATGACACCCAATTCACTGCCAAAATAAACAAGGCAATTAACCATGTAGAATCCATGTCAAAAAAGGTGACGGCCATTGGCACGAAAATGACTATGGCCGTCACCGCCCCCCTTGTTGGCTTAGGGGTTAAGGCGGCGTACACATTTGCAAACTTTGACGACGCCATGACCAAGTCTACCGCCATAATGGGCAACATGTCTGCGAAAATGCGTATGGAGATGGAAGGTGTTGCAAAGACACTCTCCAAAGACAGTGTTACATCTGCTACCGAATTAGCCAAGAGTTATTTTTACTTGGCGTCTGCCGGTTTGGATGCAGCACAATCAATTAAAGCGCTCCCCGTTGTCGAAAAGTTCGCCGTCGCCGGTGCGTTTGATATGGCGCAGGCCACGGACCTTTTAACCGATGCCCAATCCGCTTTGGGGCTGACGGTAAAGGACACGGTTAAAAATACTGAAAATATGGTAGGACTTTCCGATGTCCTTGTAAAGGCCAACACACTTGCCAATGCTTCTGTTTTGCAGTTTTCTGAGGCACTAACAAATGAAGCCGGTGCCGCTTTGAAACAGTATAATATTGCACTTGAGGAAGGTATGGCGGTGTTGGCTGCATATGCGGACCAGGGTATTAAGGGGCAAGTGGCCGGTTCGATGTTTGGGCGTATGACCAGATTGCTGATTAAGGCTGTAAATGATAATGAAGCCGCATTTACAAGTATGAATGTGCGTGTGAAGGATTCAGGGGGGAACCTTTTGAACCTGGCGGACATTATGGGGGATATAACCAAAGCTACGGCAGGGATGGGTGCCACACAAAAAGCGGCCGCTCTAGAATCACTAGGTTTTGAGGCTCGTATCCAGCAAGCAGTTTTGCCGTTGTTGGGCGCTTCTGATAAAATCCGTCAGTATGAAGCGGAATTACGAAAAGCCGGTGGTACTACTGCAATGGTTTCGGATAAGCAATTAAAATCCCTTTCATCCCAAATGAAGATCCTTTGGAATAACATCAATTTGGTGTTTATGCAAATTGGCAAGAACCTGGCCCCTACACTGATCCGCGTGGCCGGGTATATCCGTGGGTTGACCGATGCCTGGGCAAAATTAAGCTCCACCACACAATCATCTATTGTTATATTTGCCGGGCTGGTCGCTGTCATGGGTCCAGTGCTTATTATGATCGGACAAATGGGCCTAGGGATTTCTACATTGATGTCTATTGCGGGTGTGGGCTTCCCAATGCTTGTTTCAGGATTTAAGAAAGTTGCTATATCCATAGCGGCTTCCAGCACCGCCCAAAAAGCATGGGTGGATATGAACTATTACGTAATAGGTCGTATGCGGAAATTGCAGCAAGCATCGGATTATATGGTTTTGACGAATTCTAAAAAAGTGACTGAAGGTTTGAAGGGATTACTGTCTCGGTTGTATGAACGGTTGAGGATTGAAAAGTTGATAAATGTAACCACCTCAACCGGCTCTAAGATATCCGGGATTTTCCTTGTTAAAATACCCCAACTAGCTACAGCCATGTGGGGGTATGTTGCAGCCTCCCGCGCGGGGCGTGTGGCCACAATTGCTTGGTCTGCCGCCGCAGGCGTCGCTACCAAAGTAACGGCAGCACTTAGTACAGCTATGGCATACTTGTCTGGCACCGTTTGGGCGGCTATAGCGCCGTTTATGCTGGTAGCGGCTGAGATCGCTGTTGTCACGGCCGCAGGGTATCTTGTCGGCCGGGCACTTAGCTACGCCGCCGATTGGTTTGTAAATCTCGTTGGGTTGGGTGATGACTTAGCCGACTCCCTTTACAATGTTGGCGTACAATTGGGGTTGTTGGCGAAAGAGAAATCGTTTGAGGAAGTTGGCGAGGGGATGACTAAGGTTTGGGAAGACCAATTAAAGGCTGGGCGCATTACCCAAGATGAATATGATAAGCGTTTATCCATGCTTAAAGACCATGTTAAGAAAGCGGACAAGGTTGAAGCATCTTACGGCCTGCGGGATATGTGGGAAAAGCAACTAAAAGCTGGCAAGATTTCAGATGCGGAATACAAAAAGCGGATAGGCGAAATTGAAACTTTGCTGGGTACGGCCCAGCCTAAAATCCAATTACCGGAAGTGCCCAAAATACCAGAAATGGCGACGGGAACGGATACGGTTAGTGGTGTGGGGCAAATGGCACAGGCCCAGTTTGCGGGGGCGGCTGAGCAGGGTTCCATCGAGGCCTACCGTACAATCATTTCTGCTAATTCCACGGAAAAGGGAATTGAGAAAAATACTAAGGAATCAGTTACCATACAAAAAGAAATTCTTGAAGTCCAAAAAGATTTGAAAGAACAACTTACACAAGGCACGGGCCTCATGGTTGCAGCTATTGCCTAGTAAATAGGAGCCGAAAATGGCATTACTCGTTAAATTGCTAAGCTCCACGGCATCAGAACAGGGTGAGGTACAGCCTAATGGCGTCGTAAATAACCGTATGGCTACCGTGGAGCGCGTATACCGTGTTATCTCTACCACTGCGACCTTGACGGAATTGGAGGCGCGGGATGCGGAAGGATCAAATGGTACGGACGTACCGGCGGTGGGTGATGTCCACCCGGATGACGGAACGCTTTATGTTGTGAGTAAACGGGCGCGGCAGCAAGAATCAGAAGAATATAAAAATTGGTTAGTCACGGTAAATTACCAAACTATTCGGTTTGAAGACCCTACGGATGATGATCCGGTTGTGGAATTTTTGAGCAATCAATACACAAAGGTGTTAGATAAAGCTTGGTCAAGCGGCGGCGGGGATACCCCGGCTGTTGATGTTTTGAATTCTGCGGGTGACCCATTCGATCCTCCGATTGAAACTGAGGATGGACGGATTGTTGTGCGAATCACGATGAATATGCGTAATTTTTCGCCTGCATGGAAGTACCAGTATGAAGGCAGCACTAACCTGAACGCAATGGATATCGTTGGGCTGACCGTGGCGGAATGGTGTGCGCGTTTGTTGTTGATTGATATCAAAGTCATGTATGATAATAATGGGGATCGGTATTGGTGGGTGCAATACACCATCGAAATAAATCCTAATTCATATGTAAGGAAAATCCTTGATGCTGGGTATTATTACCTAAATGAAGATGGTGATAGGACACAGTGTACAGTTAGTGGTGTTGTGGTAAGCACCCCCCAGCTACTAGATGGTGAAGGGGCTTTGTTGGTGGATGGGGAAGACCCGGTATACCTTGAATTTTACGCCTATGATTCTGAGGATTGGGCTGTGTTACAAATCCCGGGGGAATTATTTAAAATCACAGAAAGGCCCGCATGACACAAGGCTATGGGTTTGACAAAAAATCAGTCCAAAGGATAACTGATACGGTCCACCGTGTTGAAGGCTCTGTAATTGGCGGGAAAGGCGGCAGGCGGCAAGGTAAAACCATGACTGCCCCGTCAATGGTATGGATAGCTATGTATGATTCAGTGGATGGTGTTGTTAGGGGTAAGCCTCTTACAACGGAGCAAATACGTCTGAATCATTTGGCGGATGATCCGTATTCAAAATATTTTCCAAGGTACTTTTTAGGGGAAGAGGTTGAGTTTACAACAATGACTGGTATGGCTATTGCGGCCGGAGAGATATTTACAGTTATATCCGTGTATGGTGGTTTTGTGGCCTATCCAATGCGGGATGTAATCCCAGCAAAAAGTTATGCCTCTGAAGAAATACCATCTTATTCAGTTGTTATGCTATCCGATTACACAAACTATCGGATGAATATAAGAAAACCGCTTAGCTCAGAAATTAAGACATATTTTGTGACGGATGCTGATGCTTTTAGTATCTTTGGGGAAGTAAAACTAATTTCCAAAAATTGGCCAAAGTGGGTAAACTATGAATTAGATGGTGAAGGCAATCCTCCTTTGGTTGGTTTGGGTGTTGGTGTGACAAATCGTAGTTATAAAGTTAAAAAAGAAGATTCTCCAGAAGCGAAATTTATATGCATGTCAGTGGATGCCGTACAGGAGAGATGTCTTGTCCGCCCTTTTGTACCTAGTGGGCCAACGGAATGGAGTCAAATAGAATCATTGGATATCCCAACACCATATGAAAGCACAATTAATACATCATTAACATATTATGCTAGTTTTACATGGACATTGCCTGAAATAACGTTTGATCGTGGATATTCAATGAAAGAATTATTTCCATATGAGTATGAATATTGGGGTCTTAATAAAGTATTAGTACGATTTCAAATGAATTCTGGATTGCTCCCATCGATATTTATACAAAATATGACTAGTGATAGTGACTTGTTAGTTCGAAATCCGCTGTTATATTGTGAGTTTAAGGGTGAATACGAAGAAACAGAAGGATGGGACCAGCTTACTGCAATTTATAGGTATTATGGATGGGGTTTTACTGATTATGGTGCGCAATATATCCCAGAGCGCGAAATCATATCTCCATCCCCACACCCATTTATTCTTCCTGGCACTGAAGATGATGCTAAATACACAGCGGTAAGATTCAAAATAATGGCTTCTATTAAAGTTGAAGAATATGAAACACTCCCATTAACAGTAAAAGCCGGTATAACTGGAGCTGGTTTTACAGATTATTTACAACTTTCTTTCAGAGGTGGTAATTCATAAAAAGAAGGGAAAATAAATGAGGACGTATACCGTTCATTACAATATCAACGACCGGAAAATCTATGATGCAAACGGGAACCCATTAGTCAATAACCCGCCTTATATTTTGTATAAGGAA